GTGAATATGAAACAGCCTAACATCTATACATCCAGTGCATTTTCTTTTATAACTTTCTTTCCAAAGGAACTTGACATACGAGACAGAATAGACTATGATTTACAATTCACAAAGTCATTCGTAGAACCGATACGGTTTATCACAGAGAAAATTAATTGGTTGATTGACAACAGTTATGGCACACAAGGCAGTTTAGAGGACTTTTTTAGCTAAGGGACTTGACTTAGCTAAGTGTTTGTGTTACATTAGTAGAATGAAAAAACGTATAGAATATATTATCCCAGAGGCCCCAAACCAATACAAAGCATATTTGTATCTTTGGCATCTTTGGATTGAAGAATTAAATTGTTGGAAATTCTATGGTGGTAGGAAACATGCTAGATATCATAAAGTAGATTATCTTCATAGTAGTGAAGATGAACAATTTAAGAATGATCTTGCCCGATCTAAAAGGGTAATCTTTGAACTTTTAAAATATGGAGCACATGAAGAAATGGCACTAGAAGAATCACAATTATTAAAAACAGCAGATAATGGTATTGGGGCGGCCGCCTCAGCACTTTGGTATAATAAAACAAATGGTGGCGGTTTGTATGGTAAGGGGTCGTTATCTTCCGTAGACCTTAATATCATGTGGAATATCCTCAACCCAATGTTAAAGGATCATCAAATCATTGAATGTGGTGAAACAGTTAATGGGATTACAAAAAAGTTTATTCCAGAAGAACAACTGAAAAAAATTATTGAATCACGACAGTTCTTACAAACTAGGGATGATGAATTTGTTGCATTTCATGTTGATACTCTTTGCTATAAATTTACCCAAGACGCTGAACCAAATAACTGGGAACCGTTATTGATATTGATGGACTGTGAGATTGTAGACAACTTACCAAAATATAAGAAAGGTAATATGGCTATAATTAGCGGCAATCACCGAACCAGAGGAAATATTAATTGTCCTGCTGGTATTGGGCTTAATGGTTTTTACATCCCGCATAAAATGTGGAAAGGATTGAAGGGTATTGATTTTGTTACATTGAGTAACAGGTGTAATCCTGATCCAGAAATGCCAGCACTAGATATGAGTCCTGAGTCTGCCGCTACATGGATGAGTAAATTTGCAAAAGAAAAAGGTCTAGAAAAAACTTCTGATGATGGTCAGTCTAAACTTCCAGATTATGACCATGTGTTGATTTCCAAAGAATTGAAAGATAATAATGGAATGTCAACAAAGAAAGTTAATAGGGCAATTACTATTGCATGGAAAAGATACGAAAACGAAATTCTTCTGAAACAGGGCGACAATCTTATAGACTTTAGTGAGGAAGGTTTGAGAGCAAATCCTGAGCTAAAAAAAACATATGATACTAAAGTTGCAGAATATACTAACACTAGCGAAGAACATCATTATGATTGGGTGTATAAGATTTCAGCTGATATCTTTAAGATGGGTAAGGTCATGGAAGAAATCAGAAGGAAGAAATATAAAAAGAGTGGGTTGGTATTAGTACACTTTAAGACATTGGATCAGAGGATTGGTAAAGCATATACGGGCTACTTCGATACTTTTAAAGAAGATTTGAAACATCTTATTTCTTCTGATTATAATATCCGTATACAAGAACTGCCACTGACTACAAGCGAATGTAAGGCAGAAGGTTATATTGATTAAGAAACTTCTAGTAGATCATATTAGAAACAACGTGCCAGATCGTAGGGTTGCCGTCCTACTTTCTGGTGGTGTTGATTCTATAACAGTAGGCCTTGCAGCACAACGAGCTGGTAAAGAAGTTCATGCGTATAGTTTTCAGCTAGGAGATCAAACGTCATATGATTTTGCAAAGGCAGCTGAGGTTGCATATAAGATGAGATGGGACTTCACTCCAGTAATTGTGCCTAGAGATAACCTGATTGAAGATTGGCATAGACTTGTTGCGTTGGGTTGTAGAAAGAAAACTCATTTTGAAACAGTCTTTCCATTTTTATATGTCTATCCTTTAATACAAGAAAAATATGTAGTTACTGGTTGGGGCGCTGATGGATATTTTGGTGTAAGTAAGAAAGCGATGATGCGATACAGTTCTATGACAAAAGGTAGAAACTATGTGGCATATTGTAAGGAACACAATCAGAAAAGATTAACCTTTAATCAGTTTAGAGAATCTTATTTTTCAGCTGGAAACACTGCTGGGTTGGATTGGCATACTAAGGTGGCAGTTGAACATAACAAGAAACACATTACACCATACCTTGATGAAGCTGTTAGTAAATATTTGATGAGTAAAACCTATAGAGAATTAAATACACCAAAACAGAAAGAAATTGTCAGAAGGGACTTTACAGAACTTAAAAAGTTTGGTAATATAGAGACTCATATAAATTTACACCTTGGTAGTGGTGTAGATAAGCTGTTTGAAACTCTGCTAAATAATACAGAGATTAATTTTAAAGATAGGAAAAGAATGATGGACGTTTGTAGGGATTGGAGCAATGGTGTATTACCCATATAAGTTACAGGATGTATATGATGCATCTGCACAAAATAAGTTTAGAGTCATATCAACATTTGCTGGTGGTGGTGGTTCTTCCACTGGTTATAGACTAGCTGGTGGTAAGGTTCTTGTCATTAATGAGTTTGTTGAAGAGGCACAGAAGACATATGCAGAGAATTATCCTGATACTGTGATACTACCGGGCGACATTAAAGAATTGTCTGGTAAAGATTTTCTAGATGCAGCAGGTGTAGTTGAGGGTGAGATTGATATATTGGACGGCTCACCACCTTGCTCAGCGTTCAGTGTGGCAGGTAAATTGTCACATAACGTATATGAAGAGGAACGGACAGATTTATTTGGTAATGTGACAATGGAAAAGGTTTCTGGTAAGCACTCTGATGGATGGGGTCAAACCAAGAATTACTCTGATGGCAAGACAGTAGAGAATATAGAAGACCTGTTCTTTGAGTTTTTGCGTGTTGCCGAAGAGATTAAACCAAAAGTAATTATTGCAGAGAATGTCAAGGGTCTTACTATAGGTGAGGCTAAGGAATACTTCAACAAGATACTCAATACGTTTGAGAAGATTGGATATGAAGTATGCGCTCAAGTGTTAGATAGTCGCTACTATGGTGTATCACAGACTAGGACAAGGGTTATATTTATCGCTGTTCGTGATGACGTTGCAGCTGCTACTGGATACAATTGTATGAACATATCTCAAATATTTCCTGAGCCAGATACAGATGTTATTCCTGTTAAAGATGTTATGGTTGACCTAGAGTATGATGATGAAGAGGTGAAGTATCTCACAGAGAAATTTACCAAGACCGCCTACTGGAAGCAGACAGGTAGTAAGATGCCTATTGACCCTGAGAAGGTTCTTACTGGTGGAGATTATCATCCCAAGGGTCATCACTTCAATCTTAAAAGATTATCACAGTATGCACCAGCTCCCACTATTACTGCTATGGGTAGTGCAGATACAACAGCTGGTGCATTTCATTGGAAAGAACCAAGGAAGTTGACATTGGGTGAATTAAAGCGTATAATGAGTTTACCTGACGATTTCATTCTTACTGGTAAGTGGAATCAAAAGGCAGAGCGGTGTGGTCGTATGGTGCCACCTCGTATGATGGAAAGAATTGCTTCGGCAGTATACACAAACGTATTGGAGAAATATAATGGCTGATTTTACATTTGCACATAGGCAAGAAGGATTTGATGATCACATTGATATGTCAATAAGAGGTTATAGTAACCTATTGGATGATGTAGTGAGTCTTTCAAGGTATTTTGTTGAGGCAGATACGAATGTAGTTGACATAGGTTGCTCTACAGGTAAACTAACTTCTCGTATACTAAAACATAATGAATCAGCGTGTCCTGATGCAAACTATGTTGGTGTAGAGGTTGCAGAAGGTTTCTTTGGTGATTTAGAAGAACGAGCAAAAGATTTGAAAGGCTACAATGTCGAGTTTATAAAAGATGACATAAGAAACTACACATTCAATAATTGCTCTCTGGTTACATCTCTATTCACTTTACAGTTCATGCCATATTCTTGTCGTAAGGATGTATTGCAGGGTATATACAATGGATTGAATGTTGGTGGTGCATTTATATTTGCAGAGAAGATTGATACAACACATAGTCGCATAGAGAACATGATAAGAACGACATATTATGAGTATAAGAGAACATCATTTGACTATGAGGATATCATGACAAAAGAACTCACACTCAAGAATATGCTGAAGCCCAACTCATGGAATGAGATAGAGGGTATGTTGAGTGATGTAGGTTTCAAGACTATACAATCATTCTGGCAGAACCATATGTTTATAGGAGCTATTGCATTAAAATGAATGATGATATAGAACAGAGTGAAATCATAGAAGTAAGCTACAGTGAAGGCTTAAAGAAGTCTGTGATTGCAGCACTACAAACGGTCTATGATCCTGAGATGGAGAGTATCAATGTATATGATCTTGGACTCATATATGAGTTGGAAGTTTCAGAAGCTGGGGATGTGGTGTGCCGCCACACACTTACGAGTATGATGTGTCCATTTGCAGATAAAATTTGTCAAGATATCACGGATGCAATCAAGAGCGTCGATGGTGTAATCAACGTAGAGCGTGAACTTGTTTTTGATCCACCATTCTCAACGGATATGGTAAGCGAAGATAGCAAGATGCTTATGGGTTTGTGGTGAAAAAACGTATACACATCAATATGCACATAATAAGAAAGAATAAAAAAACAGGAGAACGTAACCCTGTTATTACGTGCAAGACAAGCAAGAGCAACACCTACGGTCATGCTGTGTCCATTGAGGGCCCTTCTACAGTCATTTATTCCCCTGATAAACCTTTGAGTTGCGGTGCTCGTGTATGGATAGAGACAGAAGCTTCCGTAATCGTAGATGATACAATTATAAAATAAGTGTGACATAATTGCAACTTGACAAAACCTATTCCATGTGGTACTATTAGTAATAATCGAGAGAGGATGATTCGATATGACTGCTCAAAAAGATACCAAAGACTTTGAAAATTATGTACTTAATCTTGCCCTACTGTCGAAAGGTAAAGTTATGTCTGTGAATGAGAGTATTGAACTTATGAAGTCTAACGATAAGTTTGTTAATATTAAAAAATCACATCTTACTCAAGTTGCAAATGCAGTTATTCAATTGAACACTATGTTTGATGGTAAAGTTTGGGACGATGGATACAATGCAAATGATGAAGAAATACCATCACCTTTGTACGGTGTTAAATCTGCCAAATCAGACATTGTATTAATAAGTAATGGTGACACATCTGGATTTTCTATAAAGATGAATACCGATTTCGTTATCTCTAGTGCTCAAAATAAAGAAGAATTTAACGGTATATTTAATACATCAATATCAAAGTATAAAGAAGACTATCCAACAGCAGACCTTTCTTCTCTAGACCCACACATTAAATCAATTTCTGATGTAATTGGAAAGGTTGTGACTCGGCCGCTGAAACCTACTCATTTTGATAGTAAAAAAGATGGTATGCACGATGGGTTTATAGACAAATTATATGAGACAATTAAGAATACTTCTGTAGAGGATGAGAACACTCATATTAGAGAATCAACAAAAGTAATCATTAATAAATTAGAGTTGGAAATCAAAAAATTTCCTATGCTCATGAATTATATTATACATGAGGGGTTATCTTCACAATTAAAATATGATGGTAAGTTACCTTGTGCTGATTGGGTTTTATCTCCCACAGGATGTTATGACATACAATCCCCTTTCAGTAAATTTGTAACTGCCTGTGCAAAGGTCGCAAAGGTTGGAGTTAGGGGGATGTGTCATGGTGCAATGAGAACCTCTGCTAAAACTGCACTCAAACCATTCTGGAATGATATGTCAGCTGACATGGAGATGGTATATAATAAGGTAAACAAAATGGATATGTCATTGAAATGGGATGTCTCTAACAAGAAATTAAAGGAATCATATGAGAACATAAAATAAAACACCTATATAGTAATGACTTGATAAAAAGAGTCTCGCTGATAACGTACTATCCGTTAGGTGTCGTAAACATCATTATTAGAAACAATTTAGTTTCATATTGAAAAAGGAAGAATTAAATGTTCACCACGAGCTCACAACCTCGTTTACAAGTATATCCATTACAACAAAATGGACAATTCACAGAAGAAGATGCAGATATAAATCGGCAATTAGTTAACCATCTTGTTTATCCTTGGTTATATAATTTACGTGATGATAATGATTCATGTCTTGAACTCTCTGGTGAGAGATCACAACTTATAGATTCAAGTATAATAACCCCACCTTCAAACTCTGGTCATAACACAGCTTGGGAAGGTGATGGAAATCCAGATAAACATAATATAAGGGCATCTTTTGCTGAACATGGTTATAAACTGCATTATCCACCACTTTCACTATTTCAAGATGATAGAATTGCTAATGGTAATTTAATATTAATTGATAGGAGAACCACACACTCAATACTAGTGGGTGGTTATATGAATGAAAAGAATGTTGGTGACTCTTATAGTTATAAAAAACTTATTGCAGATACATTTAAAGTGAAAGATGGCAATAATCCAAAAACTGAAAAGCCATGGACAGTTGAAGAAATTGAGGATGAAATTTCGGTATTTGGTCAAGCAGTGAACTATCAAGGACAAGACCCAAAGGGTAAAATAAATCAAAATTCTTTCGTTAAAGATTTTGTTAATGTATACCAAAACTATTTGTCTTCTGGGAAATACCCACACCTATTTGATAAAGATGTAGATACTAAAGGTGTAACTGTTTTTGTTCCAAAGATAGATGTTATATTGAAAAGACTTAATCGTGTAATGGGTAACTCTGGTTCTGCATCAACAGAAAGAGAAAAACTTGCATATAGAATTAAAAATAATTTTTATCCAGAGGGAGCAGTTCGTAGTTTCGATAAACCAAAGGGTGAAAATTGGTTAGTTGGTAAAGACAATAACTAT